TTCCGCTTTGTCAGCGTTTTGATTTATCTTTATATTGATAGTCTTATTTTCAGCCATTGTCTTGTGCTTTTAGTTTTTTTAACATTTGTTCACGTTTCTTTTGCTTATATATCGCTTTCAATCCTGTCTCATAACTATATAGTCCTTTAGCTATATGCACGTTTTCTGATGCTTCATAGAATTCGTCTATTTGTAGTAAGTCTATTATGTGCTTTAACATTATGCTTGTTGTTGTATGTATATTTGGTTAGTTGATTGTGTGCCGTTAATAAACGTGTATTGTACGTTTAAAGTAATTAGTTCAACAGTACCACCTTCAGTTCTTATTCTATTCGTGTTTTCGGTGTTTATGTAGTCAACGTCGTCTTCGGTTTTTAGTACCGTAGTTGCGTTAGGATTCGCTGGTATGCTTACTGTTACAAAACCTTCGCTTGTTAAAGTACTTGGTGTTATTGTTACACCGCTTGTTGTAGTTGTTACTCGTGCAGTTTCAACGTCATTTGGAAACAATATTCTAACGTCTACATCTTGTGCGTTTTCATCTGTTATAATAACTTCTGGCTGGTCTGTGCCACTATCCGAAAGAACGGCTCTAAAGTCATTTATCAATACAAAGTCTACATCACCATTATTAAGGTTAGACTTCATTGATTCTATAATGTACCTTTTATCACGAATTATAAGACGGTCATTTAACCTTAAGTTAGTGAGTAGGCTTACAGGTAGATTCGTCTTTACGGTGTAACGTCTATTTTTAAGTTTAAATAAATTACTTAAATAACCAAAGTAATACGTCGCAAATAAAGTGTTTTGTTCTACTTGTCCTGTAAGTGTGCTTATTTCTGCATTAAAATTAAGTGAATAATTCTCCGTGTTTACCTTGACATCTTGACCGAAAGGCATATACTCCGTTAAAGTAGAATAAGACGAACCATTGTAAAATTTAAAGCTCACATTCGTTTCATCATACATATACAATAACATCGGATTAGGTGTGTAGGTGTTTAGGTCTTTGTCTACAGTAAAGCCTACTTGTAAGTCAGTACCTGTAAACCTATTCATTTGCATATTTTCAAAAGGTTGTTCTATTTTATATTCGCCACCGTCATAATCAAACGCTATTTGTGCGTCACCATATTCACGATTAAATAATTCACGAAATTGGTTGTTTAGTATGTTTTCACTTTGTTCGTATTTTAGAACGATATTATTAAATAGTTTAAGTCTTTCTACATTGATACTTTTTATATCCGTGTATTTCGTGATGTCTACAATAGCACCTTTTACATACCAGTCGTCTAAAGGCTCAACTTGAAACACATCTTGTTCTAACGGATAGCAAGTAAGATTAAATTCTTTTAGAATAGCCGTAAAGAAGTCGCTTACTTTCATATCTGGCAAGTAGGCAATTGGGTCAATATTACCGCTTAACGTATTACTCGCATCGGCATAAAACGTATTAGATATACTACCACCACCACCAAGCGGAAAGCTTCCCGTTTGTATATAGTTTGCCGTAACAGTTACAGTCGTGCTTTCTGTTGCACGTACTCTAAAGTGCAAAACATCTTGTGTGTTTATTTGAGAATTAGTCCTTAAATAAATTTGTTGATTAATACCGAAAGTACCGTTTATTGTAGTAGTAAGAACGTCATTTAAAAATATATCTACATAGTATTCTGCCGTTGTACTTGCGCAAAAAACATTTAACAAAACTTTGTGTTTTATTTGGTCTTGCCAAAATTGATTACTTGGTGGCACACCAAAGGCATCCTCATAATCAATAGGTGCTATAGTTAGAGTGTCGTTTGCTAAATCAAAGTAGTCCGTGTATACGTCGCTACTTGGGTTACTTGCATCTTCACCACCTGTCGTAAAGTTTACATCTTCTGTAGTTGTAAAGAATTGAAAGTCTTCTTTATTTTGACAAAACAAAAAACAATTTTGAAACCTTTTGTCACTTAAAAAAGTACCTTGAAAGTCTACGCCATATTGTATTTCTATTGCTGCTAATACACCACTAACTTTTACCGCTGGAAATAGTTCACTATATTGAATTGCACCCGTATTCGTGTTTATGTCGTTTGTGCCACCGTCATTATATGTCAAGTAACGTCTTGTAATTAACGGATATCTCAAAGGATAATTTGCAGAACCGTCAGTTATTCTGTTTCGTATTTCTGTAGCCGTGTATGCGTGTCCAAATGTTCTTAAGTAGGTTAAGTTAACAAGCTTGTCGTCATTAAATTTGTCTTTTAGGCTTGTTATATCACCATAGAAAGTAACTTGATATGAATAGGCTTGATTGTCTTTTATTTCGGCTTTCTCAAGTTGTATCTTGCCACGCCTAAAAGTTGTTAGGTCTATTTCTATAAACGCATCACGTCTTTGGTTTGCATCGAATATAGTGCTTACGTCTTGTAAGTCGCCAACATCTGAATTATAGAAGTGTGAAAATATGGCATCATTATTCGGTGTACTTGGCACACTAAACGATTGACTAAAGTCAGTAAATACTTTGCTTATGTCTTGAATGTCTTGTTGTTTACTTGTGACGCTTATTGTTTCGTCATCAAACAAGTCCAGTCTTTGTCCTTCTATATATACTTGTACTGTGCGCATTAAATAACCGTGTTAATCATATCGTAAGCAAATTCGAAGTCAAGTGTGTAGTTTATCATTCCGTCATTTATACCTACTTGTTTTTTTAGTGAACTTGGCTTTACTTTTACTGCTGCATAATCTTGATTATTTTCATAATCGCATATAGTGACATATTCACTTAGAAACATTTGTTGTAAGTATTCACCATAGTTGTCATTTACCCAGCCTGTGTTTAACTTTATTGTTTCTGTGCCATTTATATTGAATTGTGCTTTTTGTCTTGTGTCTTCAGGAGTAAAAGGTAGGCTATCTGGATTTAACTTGTATTCGTTTTTCTTTACGTTTATGGTTCGTGTTTTTGCCTTTTGAAAAAAGATACGCGACCAACTACCATAACGATTGACAAAGTCCACTACTACAGGTTGGTATTTAGGTTCGCATTGTGGCTTGAAGTATGCCGTCCACTTAATAAGAGTACCACCCGCTAACCATTCTACTTTGTTGCCGTTGGCTGCATACGTTAAGTAGATTCTTGCGAAGCTTTTTAAACCAGCCGTTGTTGCAGTAAAATCAAAACTACTACCTGTCACTAAATCGGTATATCTTACAACGTCACCTACATTTATTTGAATATCTATAGAACCCCAAGTTCCGTTATTTTGTCCTGTAGATATAGTTGAGTCATAGTTATAGAAATAAGTGCCTTCGTCTAATAATACGCTTGGAGCGCTTGGATTATATCCGTCTTCATAATAACCAAAGCCGTCAACGAATGAATCTGTTATCGTGCTACCTACTTGTGTATATGTGCCACTTACTAACTTATATTTTTTTAGTTCATAATCTACTTCAAAGTCTGTGCTTGTGTCTATGTCATAGGCTAATCCTGTTGCGTTCTGCCAGTGTGTAAAATTAAAATACTCACGAATGTAAGGCGAAATGTTATAATAGGTTTCTATCTTGTTAGAAGCTGGTATAAGTTTAGATAGTGTGTAAGTAGGTGTAGACGTGCCTATGTCACTACCTAAAAACAATTCTACCTTACTACCTTCTTGACCTGTTTCGGCTATTTCTATTATGTATGGTGAACGTGCTAAATTCATTTTGCTAATTTTTTAAAGTTTTCGCTTGTGATAGTGTTAAATAAATTAACCATATCAAGTGCATATTTCTCTGTTACTTGTTGTGGTAATTTCTTATAGTATTTTTCAAAAGGTCGTGTAAAAAACATACTTGGCTTGATTCCTTTCTGCCAGATGCTTCTAATTATAGTTCGTGCCGTTTGTTCATAGCTTAAGAATCTACCGCTTTCTTTGTCCCTAAATTGTATCTGCTTTCTTTGCACCCATTGATTGATGCCTTTAGTTAGTCCGCCTTTTTTTCCGCTACCTGTACCAAACTGATAACCGCTTAAGCTTTGTCCACTACTAACACCTTTTACACCTCTATCTTGATAAAATCCGTAGTCGTTCATTGTGAATGAAATCTGAATACTATTTTTAGATTCCTTAACATAAGACTTGAGGCTTTTAGCTAAACCACCTGTGTCTCGTGGTAAACCTTGCTTTGCCTCTGCGATGACCTTATCTCTAAACTCATCCAATATCTTTTGTACTTCGCCTTTCTTCATTAGCAGATAGTCATATCGTTAGGAATTAAGATATCAAGGCTCATTGTCCAGCCTGTTAGATTGTTTTCCATTCGTTCTGTAAATGGTTCGCAGCTTGGTGTTCCGTCTACTTGGAATTTATCCGTGTATAAGTCGCCACGTCTTAACAACTCATAGCATCTATTCTGAACGGCTAACATCGTGTTCAGTACATACAATTCGTTGTCGTTGCCGTCAAATTTATCTGTTGTTTCGTCTTTTGATACGTTTACTATATCCATAGCAAGTATGCTTATATTGTATCTTATGACGTTATTCTCAAAGGTTGCAGTATTGACTATAATATGCACAAGCGGAAATATGGTCTGTTTATTTAGGTCAATGTCAAAGATGTCACCCTGCGAGACTGTAGAAACTAAAGCATCGCTTTCAAAGTGTGTTCTTAACTTGTCTATAATATCAAAATAATTCATATCTATTTTTTCATTTGTCTTTTAATTTCTCTGTCTTCAATTTCTCTTTTTTGCTTTTCGAATGTGAGATAGGTGAGACATTGAGTAAGTCGTAATCTTGTGACCTCATCATACTTGGATATATCTCCTTGAGCGCATTGATAGATTGAACTATACCATCCCCAGCGCTTTGCAAATTGTTTTCTTTCGGAGAATTCAGAGAATCCGTCATCTTCGTCAGTTCGGTCTTCAAATAAGTCATTGTAGCGTTTAACAATTCTATCCCTAAATTTTGCAAAAAAAAAGAGGCACTTAAAGCGACATCTAAAGGAGCGAACTTCATAAGCTCTTGCATATCTTCATTCGGTTCGTAGTCTACTATTGAATACTTGTCTTTGTATTGCTCCTTGATTGGTCGGTACATTACTGCCATAGCTTTGTGGTATGTTTTCCAATTCTGCAAATTGTGTTCAATATCTACATACTCGCCAAAGGTTATATTTTCCAAGTTAGGTATAAAAGCGAATTTGTGCTTGTCAATATTAAACTCTCTTATCAGTTTAGGACGTTGCTTAAATACTTTATGGAAGTGCGTTATAAGTTCGTTTAGGTCTTTCATTTTAATATGCAACACTTCCTTTAATTCTATGCCACAGAATATCTGTATCATTTTTTGAGCAATAAATTCCTCATCGTTGCTCTTCTGTTGCATCTCAATGAATTTCTGATACCTTAATAATGGTATTTCGTTTAAGTCAGTTGGTAATGTTATATCTATTTTCATACTCTCTTATATTAATAACTAAATATTCGTGTTTTTGTTATCCCTATCACATTATGCTATAGCTTCCATAATTCTTATTCAATCCTAATGTGTCCATTTCGTGATAGCGCACCGCATCGATTCCGTGGTTTAGGTGGTCGATAGGTTTGTTTAATCTCTTGCCTGTTTTGTCAGTATCCCAACAATATGACCTTAATTCTTTTATTAGGTTTGTGCTATCTCTGGTCACTAAATAATCTTGCCTTTGCATTACATCTATTCCATAGTTGATTGAGTCCTTTCCTTTTGTAGCGCCTTTAATTAGTATTCCGTGTTTCTGTCGTCTTATTTCTTCTATGCTTTTAGGCTCTGCGCTATCTGCTACAATTGGAACGCTTACAGGCAATATTTTAGCAATGTCAGAATTTAGCATTTTTGTTTGGTAGGCTTTCTCGTTTAATATCCTTTGGTTATTGTAGGTGTATATCTCAATGATTGCCGTTGGGTCTGCTGAATATCCAAAGTCTAATCCTATTCCTATCAACCTTGCTTCCTCTGGTATTTTATCAATGATTGAATAGTTGGTAAATACTGCTCCTTGTAGTTGTCCGATTTTTCCCTCTCCATAAACTCGCCACCAATTGTCCCAATATGCGCTTGTTTTTGCTTTTAAGCGATTCTTTTCTATCTGCTGGACTATACCCTCATCAAGTCCCTCATTGTCCTTGTACGTTAAAATA